GTGCATTTGTATTTCCAGCAGGTCCAGTCGCGCCTGTTGCTCCTGTAGGTCCCACACTTCCAGTAGGACCTGCAACAGTTGACGCAGCTCCTGTCGCGCCAGTAGCGCCTGTAGCTCCTGTTGCACCAGTAGCTCCTGTTGCACCAGTAGCACCAGTTGCCCCTACTGCTCCATTGGCTCCGTTGGCACCAGTTGGTCCAGTTGCTCCCACATTTCCTTGAGCTCCTGTCGCGCCAGTTGCTCCCGTTGCTCCTGTACTTCCTGTAAGACCTGTAGGTCCAGTCGCTCCTTGCGCACCATTAACACCTGCGTTTCCTGTTGGGCCAGTTGCTCCAACTAATCCTTGTATGCCTGTCGGCCCAGTAGGGCCAGCATTTCCTTGGACACCCGTCGGGCCAGTCGCTCCATTACTACCAGTAGCGCCGACTGCTCCTGTTGGTCCTTGACTTCCTGTTGCACCTGTTGCTCCTACTTGTCCAGCAGATCCCGTTGGACCTGTTTGCCCTTGAGGACCAGTAGCGCCGGTAGCGCCATTATTGCCAGTAGGACCTGTAATACCTTGACTACCTTGCGCACCTGTTACTCCTTGTACTCCCTGTAGACCTGTTGGTCCTTGACTTCCTGTTGCACCTGTTGCTCCTACAGGACCAGTTACACCCGTTGGTCCTACAGGACCCATTGGTCCAAGTGCTGTTGAGGCTGCACCTGTTGCACCTGTTGCACCGGTTGCACCTGTTGCACCGGTTGCACCCGTTAATCCTGGTGTTCCCTGTGCTCCTTGAGGTCCCTGTGAGTTTGCAACGGTAATCTCAATAGGATTTGTTACCGTCTCAATCACAATGACGTCAGGAGATTGCGATACCTCGACGCTTGTTGTTTGATTGTTTACATAGACAACGCTTGTGTTATCACTCAAAGCTGAACCTCGGCAGATACATAGAACGTTCCCTTGAGAAGTCTAGTGACGTATCCTCCGGAGGACTCAACCTCCAAATCATACGCGTGCTTGCCAGAGAGAATTGACGAGGTATCTTGAGCGCTAACAAGAACGTCGATAGTTCCTCGCTCACGGTTAAGGGTGATACCTCCGAGAAGCTCAGTCGTAAGCGCCAGTATTGTATTGTAGCTAGCCTGACGGACATAGAGACGAGCCTTATATCCTGTCAAATCTACTGGGTTTCCGTTCACCTTCCAGGTAAAGGTCTGTGACCAGGTAGCACCCTGCTCTATGGTGATGTTGTGAATACCAGCGGGCATGTGACTCCCCTACCTAAAATGATAAATAAGTATCATTATAGCAGGCATACTCAGCTGTATGGTTGGGATTCTTGCACGGAAGTTGAAAGAAGTTGAAAGCTAAACAAACTAAGGCTTTTTTGAAGATGAGCTTTTTGTGCCTTTTTGGTCTAAGACATGATATAATCGTCTATTGCCCTAAAGGCGTAGGTTGCAGCTAGTCCAAGGTGGACGGAAGATAGCGTAAGACTATAAATTCCTACAAATGAAGAAGGTATATCGTCCTGAACAAGACGCACAACTGTTATCCCGAACGGCCTTGGGTAAGTAGTGAGACCCTTAAGGTTAGAGTGCTAGACGCTGGTAAGGTAGCCAATGTCGGGAAAGGCGAAGTGTTGCAACACTTTGCAAATGTGGGTAGCTAGTCTAAAAGCTAGTCTTGATATGCCCCGCCAGCGTCTAGCTCGGCCTTTTTCTATTCCTGTGGAGCAGAGTCTATCTTTGCTCGAAACTGAGCCTCAACGCTCATGATGCACTCCGTGCAGTACGCATACATAACTCCGTCGTTTGAGTTAAGCTTAAGAACGTAAACTGGTCCTTCGCAGATCGTGCAGGCGTCTACAGCCATTCCTCTAGCTCCTTCATGATTGCTGGTTTATTCTTTGCTCCGGTGATACGCTTTACCATCTCTCCATTTGAGTAGATAAGTATAGTCGGGATCGAGCTAATCTGTAGGTCCATGATAAGAGGAGTTTCCTCATCGGTGTTAACCTTTGCAAACGTGATCTTTCCATCTAGCTCATCGGACAGAGACTCTAGTATAGGTTTCATCTGCTCGCAGGGTTGACACCAGTCAGCCCAGAAGTCAACTAAAACTGGGATGTCACTGTTGCCAATAAAATCCTCGTATGTTTCATCGCTAAGACTTATCATTTTTGCTCCCGTATTTCATCCAGATGTACATGACTACCATACCACAAGCCATACCTAGAAAAGGTAAGAATAACGCTAACCAACTGTCCTTACACATCTATATCTTCTCTCCGTATTTATAACAAGCGTACACTACAAGAACTCCTGCGATGAGTCCATAGACTCCAAGGAAGATTGCCATAGAATATTGTATCTCTTTTTTGACTCTTATGATAGGGTTCATACATGACGAATGAAAGACAGATCTTCCCTAAACCTTGGGGCTTCTATGACGTCATTCATCGTGAACCTGGCGTTCAAGTTAAAAGACTATACGTTCAGCCGGAACATCGAATCAGTCTACAGACGCACGAGCATCGCTCGGAGCACTGGTACATCATTGACGGGTTTGGATACATCACCGTAGATGACACTAGGTTTGAAGTCACGGTTGGAGATTCAGTTACAATTGCACCAGGAGAACGTCACCGCGTTGAAGGTGGACCTAGAGGCATAGCCTTTATCGAGATTCAACGAGGTGAGATCATCGAGGAAGATGACATCGTTCGTATAGAGGATGACTATGGTCGGGATATCAAATAGTCAGGAGCTGCTAGACGCAGTTACCGCGGCGCTTGCAAAGCTAGGTCCAAGTGAGGACTATCAAAAGGCAGCAGGTGTTGCCATCGAGGCAGTCGCAGAATACTTTGTAAGTACACTTTTTCAGCCGCAGGAATTGTTGAGTAAGGAGACGCCGGACAACTAATCTTACACTCTGGGGAGAGATCAAAGTTCATTTTTTCAGCCGCAGTGAAGGTAGGATATATGTCAGCGAAAGCAGATCCGTATGAGCAGTGGAGATGTAAGGTGTGTGGGAAGTTGTTTGTGGTGTCGTCCCTTGCAAGAGATTGCGAGTGGAAGCACACGTTAAGTAAGAAGTAATAAACCAATCTCCATTGGTGTAACTGGTAGCACAACAGACTCTGGATCTGTTAGTTGAGGTTCGAATCCTTGGTGGAGAGCAGCTTACCTTCAAACGCATATGTCCCTGTATGAACTAGGTGGATGGATGGATCAACATAGATCTTTCCGCCAAGCGCACGCCAGTTCTGACAAAATGTCCAGTCCTCACCAATAAAATCCCTAGTATCTTTATTTATTGACGTATAAAAATACTCATGTACTGGTCCAACGTTAGGATCAACATACCAGTTATCTTCATTGCTTGTAAACATCTTTTCAAAGACAACTCGCTTAATTAAAAGAAACCCAGTCGCAACTGCATCGGCTTCAATAAGCCCATCGTCATCTCCACTAAGCAATAGACTTGCGTTATCTAGATACTTTCCGTCATCACCTTTCTTTCCATAGGTGTACGTTAGTCCTGCACGCTTTAACTCTTCCGCAGACTCGGCCTTGTAGTCTAAAAGATGATCCCATGCAATTTGCTTGAGTGGATACAGACCTGCAGCCATATCCTTATCTCTAAGGATAAGCTTGAGAACGTCGTCTGGGTTAAACGATACGTCAGCGTCAATAAACATGAGGTGAGTAAAGTCACCGTTCATAAATTGAGAAGCAAGTGAGTTACGCGCCTTGTGCACTAGACTTTCATTTGTAGTTGTAATGATGCTAATGTTAATTCCAAAACGAGCTGAGAGTGCTGCAATCCCGGTCATAGATCTCATGTAGTCAGCGGCGCACATTCCACCATAGCAAGGAGTTGCAATTAGAACCTTGGCAGCACGAAGTAGTCTCTCAATTCGTTCGTCAGCTGTCTCTACGATCTCTGCGTCAATTATTTCTTCAGTCATTTTATTTCCTTATTTTTAGTTGGCATTTTCATTATAGGTTCTTCATCAATCCAAGCGTCACTTACAAGAGGTGGCTCCTTTGTGCAGTCTCCGTCTCTAAGTGTCATATTCCGTCTAGTGCCTCTACCTTTGGGTCAAGAGCGTGCGCAACTGCAATCATTGCAGCTCTCATATACTCGATGTTTTCATCGTAGACATCATCAGCTAGACTCTCTTCGTCAATATAAACGCTATCAGCAAGATTCATTATGTAGTCGCAAACAACCGAGATGGCAGCCTCTGCCTCCTCGATGTAGGAGATCTGTATGGTAGGTGCAAGTTCTTCCCAGGGCAGTAGCCCGGAGGTGCCAGCGTACTCGTAGATCGCGCGAGCAGCCTTTCGTGTAGTTTCTGGAACTGCCATGTGTTTTATCCTATACTAAGAAACTTGCTTAGTATAGGATAACTTTTAATTGCCCTATAGCTCAGTTGGCAGAGCGAGCGACTGTTAATCGCTAGGTCCCTGGTTCGAGCCCAGGTGGGGCAGCGCAGTGCTCGCGGACGTAGCGCAGTTGGTAGCGCGGAACCTTGCCAAGGTTCAGGTCGCCGGTTCGAACCCGGTCGTCCGCTCTAGGTTGTAATTACAACGATGTAATCACATAGGTGTAATTACACTAATACTTGGGAATAATTAGTCTTCATTTTGTATTATTATAGTTACCTACCTGCCATTCGGGGGTAGATACAACTAAACAACTAATTACTTGCCAAAAGGAGTAAAAATGAAAAAAGATGACGGGCGTTTCTATGCCCATACAACACCAACAACAACCACAATAACAGGAGCAACAGGAGCCGTTGGGTATAACCCTATGGGGTTTGACAACAAATTTACTTCTATTAGTTTCCTACCAAATATCCCCAACTGGGCAATTGGCTTTGACCGCCAGTGGAATCTTTTAGAAAACTTTCACACTAGCGTAGTCACATCCAACTATCCTCCATACAACATTGTTCAAAATGATGAGAACGAATATCTTATTGAGATGGCTATTGCTGGATTTTCTAAGAAAGATATTGAAGTTGTTCAGCAAGAACAAAGCCTAACAATCAAAGGAACTAAAGCAAGTTCTAAAGATACTACCTATGTTCATAAAGGAATTGGCGCAAGAGATTTTAAGCAAGAGTTTGCATTAGCAGAATATGTTGATGTTGACAGCGCTGATATTACTGATGGAATACTCACAATTACTTTACGACGCGAACTTCCCGAAGAGAAGAAAGCTCGAACTATTACTATTAAGTAATTGGTTTGCCTCGGTCGTCTAGCGGTTTAGGACATCTCCCTCTCACGGAGAAGGTCGCGGGTTCGAATCCCGTCCGAGGTACTACGCCTTGATAGCTCAGTGGTAGAGCGCTTCACTCGTAATGAAGAGGTCGTCAGTTCAATCCTGACTCGAGGCTCTGCTTCTTTCTTGCACGATACACGCGCATATACTCTGTGTTCTTTCTTGTTTGCTCCGGACCCTTACGTCGTTCTCTGCTAGCATTGTCATTATCACGAACGCACTGGCGACACACCGGGGCGGGCTTTCTATACTTGCCACCGGTCTTAATTATCGTGTTGGTGTGAGTTCTAGGGTGACCACGCTTGCAGTACTTTCTAAGAATAGGACGAATAGGCACTTTTTGGAATCGCGCAAATGCGTCCTTCTCGTTCTCTGATGGAGTACCTAGCTTTAGGTGATATGGGTTAACACAGATCTTATTGTCACACAAGTGCATGACATGCAGTTTAGAGCTAGGCAGTCTGCTTTTGTTAAATGTGAGCGCCCAGGCTGCACGGTGGGCAGTTACTATCTTGTTGCTGGTAAAGGCAAACGCGCCGTATCCTTGCACATGACGTGCTGCCTGCCAAGGCCAACATTTACTGCTATCTTGTACCTTAACCTTTTCCCAAAAACGTTTCTTGCGAAGTTCATTGCGAGTCATGCTTCAAACTATAACACAAGGCAGATAAAAATTAGCTCTTTGGGTTAGGAACGCGAACCTGCTTATGTCTTCCTTTTACTTCATCAAAGACCATAGTCTTGATAAACTTCTTATAAGCCTTACCGTTTGGACGGTTCTCTCCAGAGCGTGCCTTTACCGGAGCGCTTTTTCCACCTTTACCTGCCATTAGTCATCTGTCCTCTCGAGTGAGTTGTCCTCTAAACCAAACATCGCGTTCATCATCTTATCCTGTTGCTGCTCTACTGTAAGGGTGTCTGGACGTCCTAGGTCCTCCCAGAAGGCCTCCGCCTCCGCGCGATTGGTAAGACTATAAAGTGATCCAACGCTTAGGTCTGACTTGCCATTACACGCACAACCATCACCGCAGGCACACGTAAAAGGTGCAGGAGTATTGGAGATCGTTGATTCTGATTCTGTCATCTTATTTCCTCTCTAGCTTGTCTGTCTCGTCAATTATGTCAACTGCAACCTCGATAAGCTTTGCAGAGTGCATGTCCCAGTGGTGCTTACAAAACATTAGATCCTTATCATCTAGAAGAATGACAAGAACATAGGCCTGTGCCTGGCAGGCATCACAGCGGTCGTTTGCTGTGAGTAGATCTTCAACGTCTGGAAGCGTTGTTGTTGTCACGGCCACTCGTTTCTCTCATCTCCCGTTACCTGCAATCATATACTTGTTTGTGGGGAGATGTGTTTTTTCAGCCGCGAGTATTGTTGACTACGAAGCGGAGGAAGGAGTTTCAAGGGGAGTAAATGGGTTGAAGCCCATGAAACCCCAGGTGCCATAGTGATTTAGTTCAACTGCAGGGTCTAGCCAGATGTCTCCACCGATAGACTGCCAGCGTCGACAGAATGTGTAGTCCTCGGATAGATAGCGCTGTGTACTTGCTTCAATAGACGTATCAAAGATCGCGTATGCTTTCTTGTCAACAAAGATAGTTTCGCCTTCCTTTGTGACAGTTGTTTGATCCATCTTGTAGGAGATCTCATCGCCGTATGCCTCAACTAGTTTATCTACAGCACTTCGCGCTATACACATAAAACCAGTTCCAGCATCGAGAACCTTGATAACACCATCAATCATCTCAACCTGGTCGGTGGTGCCTTCCTTATAGACCGGGTTAATGACGTAGTGCGTTGCTGCCTTTGCAGCTTCCTGCCACGTTGTGGCGCCAATGGTCTTGCCATAGTCAACGGTCTTCATAGGATAAGCGCCCGTGATAACTTCCTTCTTATACGTAAGAAGGCGGAAGACGTCTCCATGATGGAATCCGATATCAGCGTCAATAAAGAAGATGTGTGTAAATGACTTATCATCTAGGAACGCGTTGATGATGGTGTTACGTGCACGGGTGACAAGACTTTCGTTAGATACGACGTATGTCACAAAATCAAGATGCTCGCAACCAACAACCTTATATAGATTAGTCAACGCCAGCATGTAGTTAGAGTTTGCGTTTCCTCCATAACAAGGAGTTGCAATCATTACCTTGAGAGACTTAAAGTACGCTAGGTTTTCCTTTACCATTCCGCAATAGGTGCATCCAGTATTACTTGTCAAGTGAGTACATTTCTACTAGGTTGAAACCGGTGCTACGCTCTAGGACCATGTAGCGGTAACTTGTGAAGTCCATGAAGGCATCTAAGCTTTCAATTACCTTTGGCACTGGAAGTGTTGAGCAGGTGTAAAGATCAAACTGAATTAGGGCAGGAGTTTCCTCATCCCACACATGTAGAGCAATGTGACTTGTCTCAATCATAACCGTGGCAGTAAGTCCTCGGTTACCTTCCTTTGTAACATAGGATGAATAAGGTCCTTGAATAATCTTCATATCAATATCTGATATAAGTTGCGTTAGCCACTCGATCACTTTGTCATTATCCGTTGGTGGATTGTTCACGTACCCATTCACCAATATGTGGTTATGTAGTGCCACGTCGTTCCTCTCTATGAATACTCGTCTTTGTACGAGTACAATATAATACATATATGGGATTTATAGAAACACAAGATTTACCTGATTTAGACACGGAACTTTCTCACGAGGAAGGTGACCACGATAGATTTGCCCACTACGTCCACAAGGACGCAATGATGGAAGCTTATGTTGAAGGTAAGCCAGTTGTTGCAATGTGTGGGAAGGTTTGGGTTCCTACGCGAGATCCAAGCAAGTTTCCAATGTGTCCAGTATGTAAAGAATTGTACGAAATGATTTTTTCAAAGTAGTAATCATTTGCTGCTTTAATGAGTATAATGATCTTATACTTAGAACATAATACTTATAACATTCAGAATTTGGTGGGGAAACATGGTTACTGGTCTTTTCTCTTTTCGTCTTAACGAGGATTTTGTAGCAGGATACAGAGGAAAGAAAGTACCGTTTGGTTATCAAGACGCAGCTGAAAATAGCGTTGGTGAGATTACATTTCTTCGCACGTACTCTCGACTAAAAGAGGACGGTACCAAGGAAACTTGGGTTGACGTTTGTGAGCGTGTCATCAATGGAATGTACTCAATCCAAAAGGACCACTGTAAAAGTCAGCGTCTTCCTTGGAATGATTCACGAGCCCAGGCTTCAGCTAAGGAAGCATTTGAGCGTCTATTCGAGCTAAAGTGGACTCCTCCAGGTCGCGGACTTTGGGTAATGGGAACTGACATCGTCAACGTTCAACGTAACTCGGCTGCACTTCAGAACTGCGCATTTGTTTCAACAAATGAAATGACAAAGAATAATCCTGGGAAACCTTTTGGATTCTTGATGGAAGCATCAATGCTTGGCGTCGGTGTTGGCTTTGATGACAAGGGCGCAGATAAAGATTTTACTATCTATGAGCCTAAGCTAGGAGAAAAATATGTCATCCCCGACACACGAGAAGGCTGGGTCGAATCAACCGTTGCCGCCATCAATTCGTACCTTAAGCCAGATACGAAGATTCCTGACTATGACTACGGGGACATTAGACTCGCAGGAGTGCCAATTAAGACTTTTGGAGGCACAGCAGCGGGACCAGAACCACTGATCAAACTTCATAACTACATTGGAAAACTATTCAAAGGACGCGCTGGTGAAAAAGTTACTCGTACTGATATTGCTGACATCGGTAATCTTATTGGCGTCTGCGTCGTTTCTGGCAATGTTAGGAGATCTGCTGAACTCTTAATTGGCAGACTAGATGATGAAACTTTCTTAAACCTTAAGAATGCTGAGAAGTTTCCTGAGCGTAATTCGTATGACCCTAAGGCTCTTGGTTGGGGTTGGATGTCAAACAACTCAGTGGAGACAACCGTTGGTCAAAACCTTGATGGAATTGTTGAAGGAATTGCACGCAACGGTGAACCTGGTGTTATTTGGATGGACGTATCGCGTAAGTATGGTCGTCTAGCAGATCCAATCAACAACAAAGATTGGCGTATCGCTGGATATAACCCATGCGCTGAGCAATCACTTGAATCATATGAGTGCTGCACACTTGTAGAAACTTATCTAAATCGTCACACTGATTTGGAAGATTTTAAGCGTACACTCAAGTTTGCTTATCTATATGCTAAGACCGTTACACTTCTTCCTACACACTGGGAGGAGACCAACGCTATCATGCAACGTAATCGTCGTATCGGAACTTCAATCTCCGGTGTGGCTAACTTTGCAGACCGCGTAGGTCTTCCAACTCTTCGTGACTGGATGGACGAAGGATACAGACATATTAAAACCTATGACAACACCTACTCTGAGTGGCTAGGTATTCGTGAGTCTATTAAGATGACTACCGTTAAGCCTTCAGGAACTGTTTCAATTCTTGCTGGTGAGTCACCAGGAGTACACTGGACAGTTGGTGGTAAGTACTTTAACCGTGCTATTCGCTTTGCTAACTCAGATCCAATGCTTCCTCTTTTCAAGATGGCAAACTACAGAGTAGAGGCTGCGTCAGAATCTCCAGACACAACCTCAGTCGTGTTCTTTCCAATTAAGTCTATGGCAGAGCGCGCAGAGAAGGACGTGACTATCTTTGAGAAGATGAACCTTGCTGCAACTGCGCAACGTTATTGGTCAGACAACTCTGTGTCCGTAACCGTATCATTTGATCCTGAGAAGGAAGCAGATCACGTAGGAACAGTTCTTCACATGTATGACGGTCAGCTTAAGACTGTTTCATTCTTGCCTTCAGGTAACATGACCTATCCACAGATGCCTTACACGCAGATCACCGAGGAAGAATACGAGGATGCTCGTATGAAACTATTCCCAATTGACTTTGCCGGTGTCTATGCTGGAATGGCAGCGGATGCTGTTGGTGAAATGTACTGCACAACTGATGCTTGTGAAGTTAAGCTTATCAAGGACAACATCTAGAAGTATCATGGCAACGTATGAGTACACCTGTGATCTAGGACACAACGTAATAATTGAACGTCCGATGACTGTTGAAGAGGGAAATCCTACCTGCACCGCACCGTTGTGCGACGCACAATTAAAACGTGTTTGGTCTGCTGCTCCTACAATTTTTAAGGGACGTGGCTTCTACTCTACTGGCGGATAGTGTAAACTAAACATCTACAGTTTACAAATGGTCTACACTTGTGTATTGTCCACTTATGGCTAACTTCCTTGATGCTTTGTCAAATTATCCAGACTTTACCTCCAAGGGATCCGCGCCTTGTGCGCAGGCTGACCCGGAAGCGTTCTTCCCAGAAAGAGTCAAGGGAAGCGTTCCAGAAACCCAGACAGCAAAAAAGATATGTCGTACATGTCCATACACCGTTCAGTGCCTTGAGTGGGCAATAGAACACGATGAACGGGGTATCTGGGGAGGAACCACGGAACGTGACCGTCGTGTCATGAAACAACAAAGACGCGGTAAACTAAAAGTGTTAGTATAGAAACGTACACTCTGGGGAGAGGGTAACTACTATCCTTCCCGGGAGACTATATGAAAATGTTTGGAAATATCCTGCTAAGAATCGTGGCAGTGTTTGCTGCTAGTGGTCTTGGCGTTATCGGTGCTGGATCCATCGCCGGAATCTCAGTACTAAAGGCAGTAACAGTTGCAGGTCTTACAGCCGTTGCAGCAGTTGTTGAAAAGCTAGCTCGTGGCTTCATGAACGATGGAAAGCTATCATTAGATGAAATCAACTCAGCGTTTGCTGCAGTGGACGTAAACTCTAAGACAGCGGCTGACCTTCAGGTAGAGGCAAATCAATCAGGAACGGCTATCACAATTGCGCCAACAGCGGCAGTTGCTAGCTCCACTGAAGAAGACCCAAACTACAACTAAGGAGAGAACATGGCTGCAAAAGGCACAGCGGATCTCGTCATTGAGATCGCGCTAAAAGAGGTTGGTTACGTCGAAGGTCCTAAGGACAATGAGACAAAGTATGGTGCATTCACAAAGGCAAACTTCTTGCCTTGGTGTGGTTCATTCTGCATGTGGGTTGCAAATCAGGCTGGAGTAAAACTTCCTAACACGGTTTCAACAATGGCAGGTGCTGCATCATTTAAGAAGCTAGGAACATGGACAGACGCCGCTATGGCATCACCGCAACCTGGCGACATCGTGTACTTTGACTTCATGGCAGGCGGTGCTCCAATTGAGCACGTCGGTATTGTTGTTAAAGATAATGGCGATGGAACAGTAACAACTGTTGAAGGTAACACCGCAGGAGAGAAGAAGAAGTCTGGTTCACAGGCAAATGGCGGAGAAGCTTGCTTAAAGGTTCGTGCATACAAGAAGAACAACAAGAAGAAGATCCCAGCATTCATCGTTGGATTTGGTCGACCAAACTACGTTGGCAACGACGTAACTGTTAAGCCAGTACCAACTCCTGCACCAGCCTTCCCAGGAGCAATCAAACCTGGCGATAAAGGTGAAGGTGTTAAGTTAATTCAACATGCACTTACACTTGTTGAAGATGGCGACTATGGTCCTGCTACAAAGGCAAAGGTTATTGCGTTCCAGGATAACCATGATAACTTAGATTCAAACGGAATTGTTGGTCCAAAGACCTGGGCTGAGCTAATGAAGCTTATCTAATTTAGAACTAAAAAGTATAGCCCGTTAGTCGAAAGACTGGCGGGCTATTCTTCTATTGGAAGAAAGTTTCCTTCATCGTCGTCCCATAGATCACGAATAAGATTCTTAGGAACCTCATGTCCAGCGGCACTATGCTTTTCAATATGGTCAATCATTGCCTGCGTGTTATCAGCAGTAAACATAGACTCTGCAAAATCATCTTCAATTAGACGGCACTCTTGGCACATAAGACCACGCGCGGATAGATAGATGTAGACGTCGGAATCAAAAAATCGTGCGTAAGCCATAGGTAAACTATATCATTTATTCTCTTGTATACTACGCTTATAGATCTCAATATCCTCGCGGATGTGGGCCATGTCTTCCTTCATATTCTTTATATCAAGTTCTAGAAAATCAAGTTCTATATTAGCCCACTTTATAAGACTGCGCACGTTACGTATTGCTAAAGCCTCACGCATTAGCGTCTCTATTTCTTTGTCATTCATAGAAAGAGGTCTCCTCGTTTGATAGTTCAATTACCTCCTTAATAGGCGTTGTCTCTCTCATGATGAGGCGGTCGCCGTCCTTCCACGTCATGCGAAGGGGAAAGGACACGGAGCAGGAGTAGATGATGTCATACTCATACCAATCAGAGTCATTGTTAAGATGAGATGCATCGTCACCAGGAATCCGTTGAGCACGCTTACCTTGCAAGTCAATGATGTATGAACTTTGCTCGGTAATGACCTTTATGTAGCGAGACTCATAGTGAGAGGTAACTACACTAAAGTCTGGGTTCTTTGCATCAAATCCTTTTTTCTTTGCAAACTTCATCCACTTTCTATTTTCACTGCGTCCCATTGCTTAACTCCTTCTCGTCGTCCATAGCGCCACAAGTAGCGCAAGTCACTTGACCATCAAGGTCTTTTACAAAATCGTGTTCATGAGTCATAAGATGTTGTTCTTAAACCAGTCGTGACCAAGATAATCATGTGCTATTCCGTATGCAAGATCAAACGCACCATTAGACGTTGGAGCTGTGCCTCCGCCAATTTCGTCGTCCTTATAGTAGACGTCACACTCCCAATGAGAAAACTCCTCGGCAAACTCTGCCTTGGATATCTTAATAGTTATGCAATCGCTTTTATTTAGTTCCGTCACGTAAAACCTTTAAGATCTCGTGCATGTTCCAATAAGCGTCTCCGCCTCTATTAGCAATTTCTCTAATAGCCTCTAACTTTTCAGAGTCCGTCATCACATCTCCTGTTGACGAATTAAGTGCCGGCTAACTGCCCAGTACAACGGTTGAGACGACGAGATTCCTAATCCTTCCGCAAGCTTAGCAAGCGAGATGCCGTTCTCGTATTCCTTTGCGATTTGAGAATGGTAATCCTCGACTCCTTTTTGCTTGGCCTTCTTAACCCTCTCCACACCCTGTGTGACCTGTTCATCAGTCAGCGTGCTATGCTTGCGCACTGGGAGTGCTGGAACGTCAGCGGTAATTACACGACGACGAACTCCTGGATATGCAACGCCTAAGGCGCTTGCCATAGCAACGAGTGATCCGCCTTTTCCGTAGTATTCAACAAGTAGCTTTGTATACTTGCGACTTGCATTATGCTCTGGAGACACCAGGGTACGAGAACCATACGCTCTCTTTGCAAGTGGCAGTAGAGGTTCTATTTGTTTCTTATATTTTTCTAACAGATCTTCCTTTGCCAATTTTTATTCTCCGTTTTCTTTTGTCACCTTGACGTGAACTACCGCCTTGGTGATAGAGGGCAGTTTATTTATAACAACAAACTTGACCGCCTTGGTCAATTCCTTTATTCTAGTAGACGTGAAGAAGTCTGGCTCTGACTGATAACCCGTATCATCTTCATCTATAATAAACAATCCAAAGATGCCGCGAGTGTCATCGTGAGGCTCAGTCATAACTGACATGTCGATTCGCCTGTTGATATCACGAAGAGTGTCCACGGCGTCTCTAAAACCTCTTTCAGCCACGTCCTCGTCAACGCCTGTGATCTCCACAGTTACACGTAATCTATTTGAGCTCATGTCACAACCTTCCTTGTCCTGTGTACGGTTTGATTATAATACTATCTTTGATAAAAAGTACAACAGATATAACTGTCAAGTTAGTGTAAACGCTGTAGGATGTAACTCCTACTCTAGAGGAGAATAAATGAAGAAGAATACAATTGTCATTGCAATGGCAACAGTTCTTGCATTTACCGGACCTGCAGCCTACGCGGCTGCGCAGGACTGGTTAATACAACCACACAAGATCACACCGGGTGTGTTAAATCCTAATGTGACACAGGCAAACATTAAGACAACAGTATGTAAGGTTGGTTGGACAGCAACAATTCGTCCAACAGTTGCCTACACAAACAAGCTAAAGGCAGATCAACTTGCTGGAGATTATAAGTACTTGATTAAAGATTATGGCACTGAGATGTCAAAGTATGAGGAAGATCACTTGATCTCTCTACAACTTGGTGGAGATCCTAAGGATCCTAAGAATCTTTGGCCACAGCCTTACGCTGGAGCAAACGCTCGTAAGAAGGATGTTGTTGAGACTAAACTAAAGCGTCTAGTATGCGATGGAACACTTAAGCTTGCGGAAGCGCAAAAGCTTATATCCACAGACTGGGCTGCTGCTTATAAGAAGTACTCAGCCAAGCCTGCGGATCAGACACTAACAAACGACGAAGATAACTAGTCGTTATTGTTTTATTCGTCTTCCTTTGGAACACGCAGACGAAACGTTGCAATCCACAGGAAGATGGATATGACTATAGCGTCTCCAACTACCGTCTTAGCTGAGCCAGTAAGTACTAGCCAAGCTGAGAACAAACCGACGAAGGTCCAGATTTGTTCTGCAAGATCTGACATTAGTTCTTTAAAGAACTTTCTCATATTTATTTATCCTTACTTAGTCTAGTTATAACCTCTGCTAACGCATAGGCAATGATGTATAGGGCTGCGTACATCTCTGCAGTCATAAGCAACAGCTTTAGAGTACCGTTCATCATGCACCGAACCTTCTACGTAGAGCGGCGATCTGGCCAACCACAACCGTGATGACCAGAATCTTCTTTGCTTTCTTTCTTGTTACCGGTGACATATCGTTTCCGATATTGGACATAGCAGCAAATGCTTGTCCTACCGCTTGAACAGCAGCTCCAGCTCCTGGAATCGCATCAAGCGCGGCAGGTAAGAAAGTACACATGTCGATTGTATGCTCGTTACCATCAACGTCAACGTGAACTTCCTTGCCGTCCGCGTTGGTAGTTGTGCTACACACAAACTTAGGAATAACCGGTACCGCGATGTCTGGGGCATTAAATGTTGTTCCACCAGGTTGACCGATAAATGTATCGGTTGTGGTAATTGCTTCAGGAGGGATAGGAAGACCAGACCCTGGAGGTGGAGCAGGTGGTGTAAGCTTTCCATCCTCACCAACAACCTGTGGCGCATCCTTGGTACCAAAGAACTGAATACCGCCGTTTTCAACTCCTGCAACGTCTATCTGCACGTGCGCAACCAATAACTCTTCTGGTGCTTCCTTTGGTACGTCAGTTGGTAGTTGATCTGGGTTGTTTGGAATAATTCCAATTTGTTCAAAGGCTTTGATTTCATCCTTAGTCATATATGTTTCAGGATCAACAGCAGGCTTCCAAGTTTCAGCTGTAGTTTCCTCTGTAACAACTGCATCTAGTACTGCCTTAACTTCTTCCTGAGCTTGAGCCTCTGCCTCTGCTTGAGCGTCTGCTTGTGCTTGTGCATCTGCAGCAGCTTGTGCATCAGCTGCATCCTGCTCTGCTTGAGCGTCTGCTTGTGCTTGTGCTTGTGCGTCAGCCTCTGCCTGTGCATCAGCTTCTTGTTGTGCCTGTGCGTCAGCCTCTGCTTGAGCGTCTGCTTCCGCTTGTGCCTGTGCATCTGCTTCCGCCTGTGCATCTAACGCTGCTTGAGCATCTGCTGCAGCCTGCGCATCCGCTGCGTCCTGTGCAGCCTGTGCGTCCTGCGCTGCTTGATCCTGTGCTGCTTGCTCAGCGGCAGCTGCGTCTGCTTGTGCTTGAGCGTCTGCTTGTGCTTGTGCAGCAGCTTGCTCTTCCGCTGCCTGTGCATCAGCCTCCGCTTGTGCAGCGGCTGCTTCCGCCGCAGCAGCGTCTGCCTCTGCTTGTGCGTTGGCAGCGTCTTGAGCTGCCTGTTCATCTGCTTGAGCCTTTGCAATGCGAGCATCCTCAATCGCAGCAAGACGGTCAGCCTCTGCCTTAGCGGCAGCTTGTTCCGCGGCAATACGCGCCTGCTCAGCGAGAGCAGCTAGCCGTGCTGCTTCCTCCTGTTGTTGTGATATAATTCCGTCTTGTGAAGATGAAGAAGAAGATGAGCCTTGTTGTTGGGACGGCTGTTGTGTTTGGCCTGACTGCGACTGTCCTGGGTCTGATTGTTGCTGAGACGGTAAGTCGTTCCCTTGAGCATCATGTTGACCCTCTGTCTGAGGATGAACAAGATCCTGAACAGGACTAGTGTAGTCTGAGTACAGATGTAGTGTATCTTGATCTGATCGAATTCTAAACTTATAAACTTTATTAAGTCCAGCAGTTCCTGCAAAGTACTCTTCATCAAGAGTTATTGAATTAGTAGACGAAGCAACACCCCAACCATGAACGTCATCTACAGTCCATGATACCGCGTAACGTTCTGGTGTAGCTCCGCTTATAGGTGCGTTCCAGGTAAGTGTTATTTCTCCATCAGGTCCTTGAGATATCTGAACGTTTGTTGGAGCGTCAATGTATGAGTAGTTGACGGTGTTGTTATTTGCAGTGTAGTCCTGCGTTGTTGCAATAATAGATATTGTTCCGCGACCAAGAGTAAACGTGTTGTTCTCAACGAGAGCCGTAGCGTTTGACTGCGTTCCATCGTTGAGATAATCATTTAGAGAAATTCCATATCCGTTACCTGTAAACGTGTTTCCTGTGAAGGTACGGTTGCCAAGATCAACGTTACCCCAGGCAGTTGGCTGCCAGCTAAATGTTTCAACTGCTGTACCGTTACTAATAAAGTTAGAATCTGTAACGGATACCTTGTTGTTTCCACGCAAGGATGCTGCAACGTCATTTCCGTAGAACGTTGAGTTATCAACCGCGACGAATCTTTCCGTGCTTATCGCGGAGTTGTTGGTGACAAACGAGGTGTTGTCAACGTAGATGCGATTTGTGTATTGCGTTTCATCAGTTTGAAGATTAGGTGGTGTCGAGCCATAATCACTTATGATTCCATTATGATTGGAGATAATCACGGAGTTGTCAACGTGCGTAACACCTGAACCCATCTGAGAGATTCCGGTGTCGCCTGAGGTAATCGTTACGTGGTCAAGTGTAACGTTGCCTGAGCTGTTGTTCATCGCAGTGGATGCATTAGATATTGTCAACCCTGAGATACTAACCTCGGCTGAGTTGCGAACTGTAAACGCGGTATGGCCATCTGCATTGACTATTGTTGAGTCCTGACCAGCACCTTGAATTGTTACACTGTTGGTAATTGTAGGAAGATCTTGAGTCAAGGTTGCACCGGACACCGCAATCGTGTCGTGAGCTGGAGTTTCATTTGACTGCATGATTGCGCCTGCGAGAGTTGATGAATCGGTTGCAGTGTATGTGTGAGGAACGTAGGTAAGAATCGTAGTTGTTGCTGCAGCGATTGCAGTTGAGGTAGTTGACGCTGAATCAACGGCAGCTGACGCAAGTGTCTCGGCGTTTGAATGAGCTGCGCTAGACTGTGATTGAAGATCTGTAACTGTTTGAACTGCTACGTCGTGTTGCGCAATGACAGGCGTAAGAGTTTCTAAGTTAGTCTGTGCAGTCTGCAGATCAGTTGTTGCCTGAGCTACCGTGGTCTCGGCAACATCCTTTTGTGCGATGAGCGTAGAGAGGGTGGCCGTCTCCGTCGTAAGAGTTGTGGCTGCCACTGCCTGAGTAGCTTGTGTAGTCTCGAGGGTAGCGGTTGAAGATGCCACCGCTGTTGTTGCGTTTGTTTGATCTGCAAGGTACTGATTAAGAACCGCTGAGTCAACTGCAAGTTGCGTTGTTGCGGAGGTTAACGCATTTGTAAGCGTAGGAGAGACGCCACCGTGAGCAAAAGCTGATGAGGGAACTACAGTCCAACCTGCGCCTGTGTTCCACTGCAACTGAGATACTGCGCCTCCACCGTTTTCGTAGTACCACGC